TCAGATCGCCAGCATCCGCGCCCGAAAATCGACCGCGGCGGCCCACGGCCCCGCGACATCCCGCACGACCCGCCGCCGGACCAGCCGCATCGTCACGAGCTGCCAGCCCGCGACCGGTACCAGCCCCTCCACCGCCGCCTCGATAGAATCCGCCAACGCATGCAGCCGCACCGGCTGGTCGTCCCAAACCGTGATCGCCACCATCACCTCGCGCCCGTCGCCGCTCTTGTGGCTCCAGTCCGTCTCGGTCGTCGCGTCGAGCGCAACATAGGGGAATGCCGCACGGGCAGGCGGGCCGTCGAACACGCCGGTCAGTCCTTCGATCGTCGTCAGGGCAGCCGCGATCGCGCTCTGAAGCGCGCCACCCGCGCTCATTTCAGCCCTCCCGCGAGAAAGCGAAGTGAAGGATCGGCGAGCCAGCGGTTCCAGATCGAACGGCCGCTGACCACCGCCTCGTCCTCCTCCACGCTCACCGGGGCGCCCCCGAACAGGCCTCGCAATTGCTGCGCCACACGGGCGAGTTGCTGCTTCCTGGCCTGCTCAGCAATCCGCTCGCCGCGGGCGACCAACTTCTCCATCATGTCCGCACCTCGTCGCACAGCATGACAATGCGATCCTTCGTCCGCGGGTCGTCGAGCAATTGCCGGATCACCAGCGTCCGCTCGTTCCACGTGATCCGCTGGTCGAGCTCGATCCCGTCGCGAGCGCGGATCGTCACTCGATAGCGCGGCATGGCGCTCAGCGCCTGCCCTTCGCTCTGCTGACCGACGCTCGAGAGCGCCACGCTTGCAAGGCAGCGGCAAACCTGTTCCCAGCCCGCCTCCTGAAGGCCCATCGCGTTGCGCACCGAAATCGGCTGCTCGACGACGATCCGCTCGCGCAGAGTCCCCGCGAATTCGGTCATCGCTGCCACCGCTTGGTCTGGATCGGGCGGCTCATCAGAGAATCCTCATTCGCCGATAGGGCCGCCACAGCGCCGTCACTGCAGCCGGCGGCTCTCCGCCGTCGCCGTCGCGAGCCGTGAACAGGTGCGCGACCAGGCGAAGCACGCCCTGGCGCAGCGGCTCGGGCACGCCGTTCTGGTCGTCTGCCATTCCGGCGCTCCCGGCCACGCGAACGCGCAAGCAACCGTCGGCCTGGTTCACGCGAACCCACCCGTCGCCCGCCGAATCGATGTCGATCGCGTAGCTTCCGCTGGCCAGCGCCGCCGCGACACCGGTCGAATCCACGCCGTCGACCTCCGTGATCGAGCGCACCGGGGTCACCGTCAGGCGCTCCCATCCCCCGCTCGCCGGAAGCTCGAGCTCGAAATCCCGCGCGATCACGACCTGGTCGACGAACGCCTCGCAAAGCGCGCTCGCGCTCCGGATCAGGCCCGCCAGAAGCGCTTCCTCCTCGCCCGTCTCGATCCGCAGATAGGCCTGCGCCTCGCTCATCGACACGATCGGCAGCGCCAGTCCCGCGCTCATCACCGGTCCTCCACGCGAAGCACGATCGAGCGTTCGTCCACCCTGCCGGCGTCGGTCGCGATCCGGTTGACGAGCCGGTAGATTCGCCCGGCCGTTCCGGCCACAGCCTTCACGCTCGAGACGGACGCATCGAAGTCGCTGCCCGCGACCGCAACTCCGCCAGCTTCGTCCGGCACGACCGACCACTCGCTGGAAGCGAGCAGCTCACCCTCGCCGAGATACTGCGCGCCCCAGTCGATAGCGTAATCGAGGACCGCCTCCGGGTCCTTGAGGAGAAAACTCATGTTCGGTCCTTGGCTGTTTGAAGCTCAGCGGGCTTCGGGCTGCTGCACCGCGTCCGCCTGCGCGGAAATCGTGCGCTTGGGCGGCGTTTTTCCTGAAGCCGCCGGTGCGTCATCGGCACCGATGGGCAATTGCGCGATTGCGCTTGCGCCCACGCTCATTCCATCAACCCCGCGGCGCGAAGCTTGGCCAGTAGCGCGTTGAAGTCGGCAGTGAGCGTTGCGATGTCGCTTGCGCTGCTGTCCGCTTGCGCCGCTGCCTGCGGGTTCGGAAGGATCAGCTGCGACACCCATTTGTTCGCCGAGATCTTTCTCGCCGCGAGCCGCTGGTATTGGCCGGTCGTCGCGGTTGGTCCGATCAGCGTGACTGCGCTCGCTGCGATGAGGCTGACCGGCCCGGCCGCGCTCTGCTCGAGCGTGAACGTCGAGCCGATCGGCAGGGGCGCCGTCGCGTCGCTCTGGATCGTGCAGGCGTTTGCCGTCGCGTTGGTGCAGCGGACGAGCTTGCGCGCATAGGTCCGGGTGAGGTTGAGGCTCGCGACGGCGGAGTTGGTCGCGACAACCATCTCGATCCGGTCGTCGGCCTGGAAACCCGCATTGTAGCTGTCGGCCAGCTCGCCATTCGTCGAGTCCGTGAAGCAGCCTCTGAAAGACAGCTCGTAGGCGTTGCCCGCACCATGGACCGGAGCGCTGCTTCCGGCGCCGCGGCTGAAAAGGCAGCCGGCGAAGTTGATCGGGCCCGACGAGCTCACGATGTCGACGCACGGGTTCGCACTGCTCCCGGTGATGAAGCAGCCGATGAAGTTGCCCATGCACCCGCCGACTCCGCTTCCGTCCGCGACGCGGCGATAATCCAGCACGACCGGCGCCCCGGCCGACGTCTCGAACTCGCCGCCGATGACCTGCAGCGCCTGCACGCCCGCCGCATAGATGTGGTTGAGGCAGCCGTTGTAGTTATTGTCGACGAAGCTGTGCGTGTAGCCGCCTTCGTCGAGAATTCCGTACGCGGTCCCATATTCGTTGATCTGGCAGCGAGTCACCGAGATGCGGTTGGTCACTGTCGTCAGGTTGCCGGGAGTCAGCGTCGGCCCGTTGACCAGGTACACTGCCGCGCCGCCCGCCCCCTGCAGCTCGAAGTCGCAATGATCGATGTCGGCAAGCTCGGTCTGGTCGAGCACGATTCCGTATTTGAACCCGGCGAAGCAGCAGTCGTGGACGCTGACGTAGGTCCCGCAATTGTCGTAGAACGCAGCGCCCGCATTTGCCGGATCCGTTGCAACGAAGCCCATGTGCTCCACTCGGACGTTCGCTGCGGTCGAGCTGTTGGACGGCCATCCGCCATAAAGTGCGCTTCCGTTGCGGACGCCCTCGCCGGTCGTCGCTCCCCCCCCTCCGGCCATGCACGCGACAATCGTCGAACCGCGCCGGCCGGAGCCTTGCACGCGCAGGTTCTTGCAGAGCGTCAGGCAGGACGTGATCTTGTAAGAGCCCTCGGGGAAGATGATGGTCCCGCCGCCGAGGCTTGCCACCTCGTCGATCGCCGCCTGGATCGCAGCCGTGTCGTCGCTACCCGTCGATCCGTCCGGCGCGCTGTCGCCTTTCGCTCCGAACCATCTGACATTGAGGCCGCCGCTGATCTCGAGGATTCCGCGAGCGTCCGCCGCGCTTGCCGACTTCATCAGCGCCTGGCCGGTTGCGCCGGCGCCCGCGACGATCGCGTGCGTGTCCACGAACCATTCGGCCGCGGTGATCAGCGCGACCGACTTGGTCCCGGTCTTGAAGTTGGTCTTGGTGCCCCCGACCGGGTCGCGGCTGACGACTCCGCCGTCGAGCAACGTGCCGCGCCCGACCTCGGTGTCCCCTGGATTGTCGATTCCCAGCGCCGAATAATAGAAGCTGTCCCCGACCTGCAGCGCGTCGATGAAGCTACCGAACCCGTTGACCGCGGCGCCGAGGACGAAATCGTCGGTGCCGCTGGTCGTCGTGTAGTTGCGCACGAGGTCGACGAAATTTGGCGAAAACGCCATCCGCCGTTTCTCCTGAGTAAGTGATGGAAAAGGGGCAGCCGGAAGCGCGAGCGCGGCGCCGGTCAGCCGAATGACCGACCGGCGCGTGACCTTTCCCGCATCGTCCGCCGCCATGTTCCATTCCCCTCAGCTCGAACGCCGAGGGGAGGAACGCACGAACAGCCGATCAGGCGAACTTCAGCAGCTTGATTGCCTCAGAATTCACAATCTGCCCGCCCACGCGCTTGGTCGCGTAGAAATGCACATAGGGCTTGTGCGTGTACGGATCGCGAAGGATCGTCGTCGCATTGCGCTCGGCGATCACATAGCCGGCCTTGAAATTGCCGAACGCGATCGAGAGCGACCCCGCCGCGATGTCCGGCATGTCCTCAGCCTCGATCAAGGGATAGCCGAGCAGCGTCGCCGGCTGCCCCGCCGCCAGGCTCGGCTGGAACAGGAACGCCCCCGTGCTCGTCCGGAACTTGCGGATTTCGGCCGCGGTCGCCGAGTTCATCACGAACACCGCGCCCTGCCGGTAGGCATTGCCGTGGAGCAACAGGTTCGCCGCGATGCCCTCGAGCAGTCCGTCCGCCGTGACCAGCCCCACCGCCGCCTGCCCCGGGATCGTCGAAGGGCCGTCGATCGTCAGCGACCCGAGGATCCCCGCGACCAGCCGGACGCACCGCTGCCCAATCGGATTCTGCTCATAGACTTCGCGGAATCGCGTTGAATAGGAGCGAGCAAACCCCTCCTCCGTCGCGTCTGATCGCAACCACGCAGGCACAAACGGCCTCGCGTCCGCCGGCGCGCTCTTGCGCCCGAACCACCACCCCATGCTCGCTCCTGAAGAAAAAGGGCTCCGGAAGGAGCCCTGGAAAAGAAAATCTAGGCTGCGCGCCTCACACGCCCATGATCGACCGCGCCGTTGCGTGCCACCAGGGCTTGTCCCAGATCTGATAGGCCACGAGCGCCACCGGCACGTAAATGCCGAGCCAAATCCAATAGGCCTGGTGGACGCGCCGGTTCCGGACCAGGTCCCAGACGAACAGCGGCGAAAGTGCCGCCAGCACATAGAGATCGGTCGACACCGGGCTCGCCGGCAGGGTCGTCGGCAACCAGCTCATCCGGTCGATCGCCGCGGGCAGCGGCACGGCAGTCGCCAGGAACATCATCCTCTTGTGCAGTCCGGCATTGCCGGTGCGCGCCGTGAGCCCGATCCCCATGAACAGCGGAAACAGGATCCCGATTCGGATCTGCATCAGCAGGATGTTCTCGAGCGCGGGCACGAATGCCGCCATCCTCGGCCGCGCTTCCACCGGTCCGGACTGCGCGAAGTTCCACACCTGGTGATAGATGGTCGGCGCCAGCAGCAGCCCGACGACGACCAGCACCGGCACCAGCGCGAACGCGACGATTCCGAGCCGCTTGTGAAGCTCGCACCTCCCCGTCGCCATCAGCACCGACTGCGCCAGCAGCAGCAACAGGAACGAGCCCATTGCAACCGCGTGCACGTGAAGAATTACGGGCAGCGGCGGCCGCTGCCCCGCATTCGCCGCGGCGACCATCCCGATCGCATCGGGAATGAATCCCGTCAGCACGATGAGGATGTACCACGCCGCCATGGCGACGAAGATCCAGCGGTCGATGAACCCCGCGCGCGGCGTCCCCGAGAGCAGGTCCGGCGCGCGTTCCTTGAAGCGAATTCCCTGCGCAACGGTCGCCATGGCGATCTCCCCTCACCGCTCGCGTGTCCGTCGTCGTTAGCACCAGCATTCGATCGTTTTCAGATCACTTTCGATAACTACAACCGCACGATCCGCGGTAGCCCTGAGCGCGTCACGCTCAGCACTGTCATCGCCCACACCATCGCGTCGGCGCGATCGGGCGAGCGGCCCGGTCCTTCATAGCCGCCGCCCGCGATCATCCCGCAGAGCTCGGCCTCCAGCTCCGGGAACTCGCCGGCGAAGAACGCCTTGCGGGTCTCGAACTTCAGCGCAATCGGTTCGGCCCGCGCGCATTTCCCTCGCGACGCATGCACCAGCCGCACTCTAAGCCCCAGGTCCGCGGCCCGGAGCACGCTCTCGACCATCGCTCCGCCGTTGTTCGCTTCGGCGACGACCAGTCGGGTGTTCCACCGCCCCGCGGCCGCCGCCACCCGGTTCGCCCATCCCTCCGGCGAGAGGCCGCGCACCGTCGAATCCTCCAGCACGTAAAGCTTTTCGCCAATGGAACCGCACACGACGATCCCGCACGCGTCCGATCCCTCGCCCGAGCCCGCCGGCGGGTCCACGCCGACGACGATTCGGTCAAGGAACTCCCCTCCGTTCGAGGGAGGGGATGCGGATGGGTAAGCGTCCACGCGGCTCGATGCCGCATCGATGCTCCCATGCACCATGCTCGCTTCGCTCGCACCCACCCCTGGCCCCTCCCTTCCAGGAAGGGGAAGTTGGACCCGCGCCTTCTCGATCGCCTCCCTCGTCCACAGCGCACCCTCGACGTCCTCGAGCAGCACGCCGTCGAGCTCCTGGGCGCCGATCCGCGTCCCGCCATAGGTCGCCGTCAGCACTTCGATCACTTTCTCGTCCAGGTTGATGTTGTCGCTCGTCCGCCCCCGCGTCGTGATCGTCAGGGCGTCCGCATCGATCCGCTTCAGCAGCTCCATTCCCTGGCGCGGCGTGGTCGTCACGAGCGCGCGCGGCCGCGTTCCGTGCCTCAGCGCCATCTGCAGGTTCATCCACGCCTCCTCCGCCTCGCGCCACTTCGCGAGCTCGTCCGCCCAGGCGAAGTCGAATTCCGGCCCGCGAAGCCCGTCGGCGCTGTCGCCCGAGTAGACCTGCGCCTCGCTCCCGTTCGGCCATGTCAGCCGCCCGAGGCTCGGCTCCCAGACGAGTCTGCGCCGGTGTGCCTTGGCCACGGCGAGCAGTCCGCTGACGCCTTCGACCATGATGCTTCGCGCTTCGCCAATCGTTGCACCGACGAGAGCGATGCGGACGCCGCCCATGCTATCGGCCATCCGGAAGACCCATTCGGCTCCGGCTCTCGTCTTGCCGAAGCCGCGCCCCGCCATCATCAGCCAGGTCCGCCAACCGGCGCCGGTCGGCTCCTCCTGCCCGTCGTTGATCCAGCGTTCGTAGTCGGCGTCCGTCTCGAGGACGTCCTGCCAGGTCATGCGCCGGATGATGCTCCGACGAACCTCCGGCGTCGACCGCGCGAGCAGGATGGTCTGCTCGCGCCGCTTCTTCGGGCTCACTCGGTCTTGCCTCGCGCCTCTTCGCGCTTCCGCAGCCGCTCGAGCTTGTTGAACAGCCGCTCGCGGATCTCATCCATGTTCGACGGTTCGCTTTCCGGAGCCGCCTCGACCGCGGTGTCGCGGTGCATCTTGAGCAACGTCAAACCAAGCTGGTTCGAATATTCGAGCATTCGCTCCTCGGAACCGTCGCGCCGCTTGACCAGCTTCTCGGTGCCGTTGAACGCTCGATCGAGCAGCACCAGCTCGAGCCGCTGATAGGCGACCGCGATCGCCTCCAGCCATCCCGCGCGGAATGCCGCATTCTGCTTGCGCCGCCTGTACGCCCCGCTGATCGAAACGCCGGCGTCCGCCGCCGCGCGCGTGACGTTGCAGGTGTCGGCAAGCGCCGAGAGGAAGCTGACTTCCTTGGCCTTCGTCCAGTTGCGTTTCCCGGTTTCGCGCATCTGCGGCCTCGCGCCCCCGACGAGCGTCATCTTCTTCCTTCGGCCCACCCCAAACTCCCGAAAAAGAAAGGGCGGCCGCTCCTTCGAGCGCCGCCCGTCCGAGTGGGCCTTCAGCCCGACTCGCAATTCCTCATTGTTCCTGTCGTGTACCGAATCAGCGTGACGATGTCAACAGGTTTTTCCCGATTTGGTTATTTTATTGAAAGCGTCGGCTCCGCGGCGTGGGCGAGGCGGAAGTAGCTCACCGCGATCACTCCGCGCAGAACGAACTTCCCGAACGTCAGCGTCCGCCCCTCGGGCAGGCACTCGCCGAGCGTCGGCCTGAGCGCATCGAACCCGTTGTCCTCGGCGGCAGTCTCGGGTTGTGTCAGAAGCAGGGCCTTCGCCGCGGCTGGATTGCCGCGGACCACGCATTCGCCATATACGTCCAGCGCCCGCTTCGACGCGACGGCGTCGAATGCCTGGTGCGCCTTCTCATATTCTGACTTCTGGTGCTTGCTGGCGTTCGGCGGCAGCGGGGCCGGCTCCTGCGGGACCGGCCCCCAGTCGATCGGCGGCACATTGGAAAGGTCGGGAACCGGCGCATTCGCATATTCGCGCTCGACCAGCGCGTCGGCGAGCGCGTACCGATAGAGATCGCCCGGAAAGCTGGCCTTCGCGTTCATATGGAGGCAGTCGCCGTCGATCAGCCCCGAATAGCGTCTGACGAACATGTTGTTGTCGACATTGCTGAGCAGCGCCACCGATGCCTGTCCGGCGCGATGCCCGACCACGCATTTCGCGTAGTCGTAGATGATCTTCCTGGTTTCCTTCGCCGAGTAGTCACTGTCGGGCGCGGCAGCGGCCGAACAGGCGATCGCGGCGACCAGGCCCGCGCACAGAACCGAACGCATACGTTCCCCCTGCTCTTGGTCCTGTCCCACCATGGCAGGCTCGGCGGGCGCTTACCACCCCGCCGGAAGCAGAGGTCGCGTCAGTTTCTCGGCTGGTCGGAGCGGTCGAGCAGCACCGGCTCGATGAAGGCCAGCCCGACGAGCCCGTCCTCGGCCCATTTGACGACGGCGGGAACCAGGATTCCGCCCTCGAACCGCACATGCACTTTTGCGCCGGGCACCAGGTCCGCGACATGATCGCCCATCAGCCCGCCTTCGGAGATGTTGTGGATGGCGAAGTTGGTCGGCGAGCCGTCGACGAGCAGCTTCAGCTTGCGGCCCTTCGCGGCCATTCTCGGGAACCGCCGCTGGTCGGGCGAGGAGCTGACGTTGCGCGGCCTCGGCGCGGCGGGGATCGCCTCCTGCCGGTACGTTTCCGCGAGCGGCACGGCGGTCCCGCAGAACCCGCACTCCGCGCTCATCCGTCCGATGTACCAGTGCGAGCGCCCGCAGCCGGGGCAATGGTTCGCCTCGTTGGCGCGATAGACGATGTGATGTCCGCGCTTGGCGAGCGCCGCCGCGAAGGACGGCGAGGCACGCTCGAACAGCAGAACGTCCGTCAT